AAAGCTGCTAGAAGTGCTGGTGGATCTATTAAAGCAGCAGTAAGAAGAGCAGCAGGGCCAATAATTGCTAAAGCACTTGGTAAAACAGCGCTTAAATCTATACCTTTAGTAGGGCTCGGTATTAGCGCAGCGTTTGCTGTTGGTAGATTAATGCAGGGTGATGTTGTTGGTGCGACTGTAGAATTAGGATCGGGTGTAGCTGGACCACTTACTGCTGTTCCAGCGCTCGGTGCAGCCGTAACTCGCGATACTTATGCAAGTGTTTACGGTGTGCAGCCAGAACAAGATCCAAATTTTAAACAGAGATATGGTGAGCTTAAAAGTGCAATAGATGAAATGATTAAGGAGCAGCTTACCGGGGCTGTTAAACCTAATTCAGCACCTACCGCAAGCGAGATTGGTGATGCAGAAACACCTGCAAGATCTCCTCAAGCTGCGCCTACATCACAGCCTCCAGCAATACCAGCTCCTGCAAGCCCTGCTGGCTCAACAGGCGGAAGTTCGGGCTCTAATGCTTCACCTGCTGCGTCACCTGCAGGGAGTACCGGTTCGTCAACTACAGGTAGCGCAGCGATGAGCCCCGGGGCATCGGCTGGGGGCGCTGCGGCTCAGCCAATGGCTCCCGACCCAACATCAGGTATGGCATTAACTAGCCCTGTTATGGAAACAAACACTAGTGCAATGTCTGGAGCTACTTTAACAGCTCAGCAAATGCCGGTTGCTGATACATATCAAAGCTACGGTTATAGCCCTACATCAGGTGGATTTATGCCCCAGACAGGTAATACGTCAAGAGGCGCCGCTCAAGGTATTGGTAATATTCCAAGCCCTGTTTATAGCTCACCTACTATTGAGACTCTCAAGCGCTCATTGTTCTTTGATAGTTAAGGTAATATATGGCTATTCAAGATAAATTTGACTCTGCATTTGCAGAAAAGCTTTTAAAAAAGACGTTATTAGCTAATAAAACTCAAACACCAACAGCCACTGTTGCGAATGATAATACGCATGAGTTGACTAAAAGTAACCTCGTAACGATTTCTAATTCTTTTACATCATTACAGAATGCATTTAATAAAATATATGCACATACTCTTAATGTACGTAATCTTCATCAGTATGAAGAAAAAAGAATTTCAAATATTAAGAGAGAAAATAATCTTGAGAATAAGATTACACCTAGCAGTGCACCTGCATTAAGTACAAATAATACAGGTAGTAGTCTAGCATCTACGGCTTCTACTCTAGATGATCTAGCTTCAAGCGTTGAAAAACTCAACGAAAAAATGAAGAATGTTAAACTATCTGGCGGTGGGGACCTTTTAAGTACCGCAGGTAATTTAGGTCTTTCAGCATTAAGCTTTAGTAAGTATGGTGGAAAGTTACTCGGGCCTTTATCAATTGGTATCGATGCTTTTGGCAGATATCAAGAAGGTCAATCTACAGGTCAGATAGCAGCGGGTGTTGGCGGTGGTGCAGCTGGTGCATATGCCGGTGCTGAACTTGGCGCGGCTGCAGGCGGTGCAATTGGTGCGTTTTTCTTTGGAGCTGGAGCTATACCAGGTGCAGCTATTGGCGGCGCTATCGGTGGTATTGGAGGATACTTCGGTGGTAGTTATGCTGGTGATACTGCTTATAATGCATTAAATACACGCGCTACAGGTGGCGGTGTTAAAGCTGGTGGTACATATGTAATCGGTGAGCGTGGTCCTGAAGTATTAATGTTGGGTGGGCTCTCTGGTAAAGTTATAGCTAATGGTCAAAGAGGTAAAACATCTCAATCTGAAAAGTATCTTACAGCTGCTGCAGATAAATCGTCGCGAGCTGCTACTAAAGTTATAAAAGGTCAACCTATAGGTCCAACGTCATATTCATCTAAGTTTTCAAACTACCTTAGCAGTCTTTTTGGTAATATGCCTAACTGGCTTAACCGGATTAAGGATTACTTAGGGTTTAATAATGAACGGGGCCCTGATGGTGAAGAGGCACTTGGATCAGGTCAATACGCTGCAGTTGGGGATCTTAGTAAAGCAACAGGTGACTGGAAAAACGATACAGAGTTTATTACCGCTGTTAATAACGTTGCGCAAAAGTATAATATTGACGCGAATGACTTATTAGGTCTAATGTATAATGAAAGCGCAGGCTCAATGAGCCCATCTATACGTGGTGGTAACGGTGCTACAGGTCTCTTTCAGTTTATGCCTCAATACTTTGATACTGCTGCAGTTGCACGTATGACAAGGGCAGAGCAAGTTGCTTTAGCTGACGAAAAAATATTTGCCGCTAGCGGGCTGCCGCGTGGTGCTAATGCAGGTCAAATATATGCTTCTGTCTTCTTACCTGGCATTGCGCGTAGCCAAGGTTGGCAGGGTGTTTTAACACGCGAAGGAGAAAACTATTATGAATCTAATGCTAGAGATAAGCAAGGCCGTAGATCTGGTTTAGATGTTAATAAAGATGGTATGATTGACTATAACGATCTCGCTAATAAAATTAGCGGACACCGTGTACGTATGGGGCTTGGTCCTTCACCAAGCCTTGTTGGTGCAATGTCTACCCAAGGTTTTGTTACACCTGTACGAGGCAGTGTTGGTAGCGGATTTGGTATGCGTACACTTAATGGTTTTACTAGACCACATGAAGGACTTGATTATCCTATACCTGCGGGTACACCTGTACGCGCAGCAAAAGGTGGTACTATTATTAGTGCCAGTACTATAAGTGGGTATGGTAATACTATTATAATTGACCATGGTAATGGGGTCACTACTCGGTATGCGCATTTAAGACAATTTCTTAAAACAACAGGTACTGTACAACAAGGCGAAATAATTGCTCGTTCAGGGGGTGTACCTGGTGAGCCTGGTGCAGGTACATCGACCGGTGCTCATCTTCACTTTGAAGTACGAATGAACGGTGTATCAGTTAACCCTGAAGCATATCTCGCAGCAGCTGCGACACCTGAACAACGTACCCCTAGTACAGGATTACCTGCAGGATACAGACGTGAAGGCCGTGCAGATGCGCAGAGAAGAACGACAATACCTTATATTATTACCCCTAACGGTTCTTCTTTCCCTGCAAGTATAAGCAGCGTACAAGGCATAACTAATTTTAATAGTTTAAATCCACAGACGCAAAATGAAATACTGACGTATTTTAAATTAAAATGACAATAAAAGAGGGGACCGAAGCCCCCTCTAGTTTTTAATTATTGAAAAGACTAAGTCTTACTTAATCATCTTCAGCTAGCTTCTTAAAGAACTCAAAGTCCTCATCATCGTCATCGACGCTAGCAGCTGGTGCAGGACGAGCTTCAGCAGCACGTGCCTGTGGTGCAGGTTGGAATGATGGAATATCTTCCTCATCCACAACATACGCTTGACGAGTATTCGAAGGGGCATTACCAGTAGTAAGACCCAATGCACGATCCAGACGACGCTTAAGTTCGTCATAGGTACGGAAGTTCTTAGTATCAAGAAGTTCCTTCAGCGAGTACTCGGTCTTCCAGATGGACTCAAGCTTGTCATCGTCATCAAGCAACGGACCAGTTGAATCAAACTCAGACTTATCATAGTTCGGGTAACCCTCGAACTTACGAATCTTAAGCTTGAAGTTAGCACCTGTCCACAAGTTGAACGGATCAACAGGCTTTTCATCTTCGAACTGCGGATTCATCAGATCGGTGATCTTGTCAAAGATCTTCTTACCATAGCGGAAGAGGAATACCTTGCCTTGGTTAGCCGGGTTAGCCGGATCCTTAACGATGTAGATATTGGAGTAATAGTTAAGCTGACGCTTCTGCTTACGGACAGTTTCCTTATCCGACTCAACGCCAGAGTTCCAAAGACGAGTATTCAGTTCAGCAATCGGATCCTGTTGACCAATAGTAGTCAGCGAGTTCTCGATATACCATCCACCATTGCCCTTAAAGCCATGGGTGAACATACGGACGAACGGAACATCTTCACCGCCAGGGGCAGGAAGAAAGCGAATGATCGCATAACCGTTACCAGCCTTATCAGTGGCACAGGTCCATAGACGCTCATCGCGTGAATTAGACTGGTTGGAATTGAGTTTGGTTAGCTCTTGATTGAGCTTCTCGAATGAGTTCGAGGCAGAGCGCTTAAGCTCGGAGAACGATTGTGTCATATATTACCTTTCGTATTTTATATATTCGAAGTATATGGTCAATGTGACCGGATCTATTTAGCTCATTAACGGGCGTAAAATAGACTTTATTTTCACTGTATCATAATGTAGAAATGGCCTGTACTTTAAACACCGCTCTCTAATAGAGGGCCATAACACGGTGTCATCTATCCTTGTATCCCATAACGAAAAAAACTTCAAGTGGATATTAAGGATAGTAAAGGTTTCAATGGTTATATTACCTCTACGGAACATAACCAAGGCTTCGGGATGCTGACCGTCTTTAACTTTAAATTTGGATATAAATCCATCTTCAAGTTTATCAAGGTCAGATTGGAAGTTGTATGTGACGGCCTGCTGACGAGAAAGATACTGAGTATAGATTCGTTCAGTCTCTTCTACAAATAGATCACCAGCCCATCCGGTAAAGTTACCAGCGGTATATTGAGCAACGAGATAACCCATAGGGTCCTTATGCTTAGCTAGTTTAGCGAAATGGTATTTGTCTCTACGTCTGTTAAAGGCATCGAGGTTAGCATTCACTTTACCATTATATTTAAAGAAATCGTAATTAGGTTGCGTGAAGTGCATCTTTACAGCAAGAAACAATTTATAGGCTTCGTAAGGTGTCATACTGGTAGTTTAGCTGTTTTCGGCAAGAAGTGCAACAGCTCACCCTCCTGTTGAATGTGTGATTTAATCCTGAAGTTCCCTTTGATCATGGCCGCGGCCACCTCAATCTCTACGTCATTTCTCTCACAATAGAATACGATAGCATCCATATATGTGAGGTTATGAGCATTCACTAGCTTTTCAATTTCCTTATAGAAAATATCCGAGGACATCATCTTAGAGAACTTCAGGTTTTCACTCATACATTAGCCTCTATAAAAAATATGTGCACCAATTTTTGTAACCCGTTTATATTTCCAACCCGGGCTTACATAATTAGCATGATAAAATTTTGCGCCTTTGGTATTATCAGCGACTTTACCAAGATAGACTAGCTCGGCTACCTCACGTGCATCAGCATATTGTGTCATGCTACGTATATGCCTTTTACCTTCGCACACCCATGAAAACTGACATACTCGCTTTGTTCTCTGATGTACTACGCTGCACGGTGTCTTAGGAAATCTCTTATCCTCAACACGATTCATAACAACGTTAGTAACAGCTATTTTACCTTTGATTGATTGATTGCCAGCTTCGAAATATGCATTCTCTGCTAAACATTGTATCTGTCTCTTGTCATGTGAACTTAAGTAGACAGGTTCCTTTACAACGACTGGCTTTTCGACTACTTGAACAACATTAACCCGTACTACTGCTGGTGCTGCTTTTGGTGTTATTAGAGCAATCATTGTAATTATGATCATTCCGATAACAAAGCCTTCAGCCCAACGTATATATGGGAAGTCTCTCTTGCTTTCGAACAGTTTTGTCATTTTATTCCTCTTAGAATAAATGACTTTGGCAGATACTGATAGCTTCGCAGGGCATCTCAGCCCATTCAATCAGTTACGCTATGAGAAGATACAAAACGACATTATATATGGTATCTTCAACATCCATCCCTCCATTACTAGGAACGCAAAATCATTAGTGTTTTCGTCGGTGATAATTTACGTTGATCTGAGATCGATGATAATTATCGCTTTCTTAGCCATCTAAGACTTGAAGCTTTGTAATGGTCAATGGAGGTAGATACCTCCGTCGTAAAAGAATATTTAGCTATGCTCTAAATAGCGGTAGATGCGTCTACCGTATAGATAAACGCATCTACCGATTAGCCGGTTACTGTATCCGGCGATGGCATTTCGTCCCATCAGCTCCACCTACGGTGCTTTTCACGCCAACACTATAGCAGTTGGCCGCTTGCGATACATTTTTAAGGCATCGCATTTATACCTTGTTATAGACTATTCTATGTAATAAGGCAACTGTTATATAACACTGGGCACTACCATATCCGTTTAAGGTCAATCAGTATATCGTAGACCCCCTAGAATGAGCATCGTAGATTGCCGCCTACTGCCGCACAAGGCGGTGCTTTCCATCTAGGGTGGTGATCTTCCTCGGTAGCTAGGATCTTGCTATCTTTCGCTCGGACCCAGTAAAATTTAAATAGTATCAACAAAAACTTTTAATTTTGTTGCTTCAGCAAGAATATCTTCTGCAGTTGGGAATGATGGGACCTCGGTCAAAAGCATCGAGCTCCCGTTAATATCGGCCTTACGTGAAGCCTGTTCCCATTGATTATAAAACTTTGCATTAGCTTGATCTTGCGCCATCTTGAGAACTTCGAGACGGACTTCGTATGGTGTCTTAGACATTTTAATTTCCTTTTATGTGTGTTGTGTGTTGGTGGGATTCTGTTTCAAGGTTCCCACCGGACCCATGTTAGATTAGGCAGCTAGTGCGTAATTAACAATATCGTTATCATTAGATGCGACATTTAGTTTTTATGATCGTACTCGATCAACGAATCAGTCTCGAACCGCCCTATTACACGAAAATCGAATTCCAAGGTCACCCCCATCAAGAATTATGTTTCCATCCGCTTTATCCAAATGACCTTCTCTGACGAGAGGCTTGGAGCACCGTATAACATAATTCATGGTGGAGGTGCGGGGAGTCGAACCCCGGTCTTTCCGCCTTTACTGTTGATTGTCATCAACCGATAATTATATTTAGCTCTTTTTGCTATAAATTGCAACTGCTAAATTTCACCAATATCTTGTTTGATAATTAAAAGATATTTTGCTCTATCACGTATCCAGTTTTCCTGAGGTAGATGCATACCAGTGCTACCATTCCATTCAGCAAACTCTTTATCATAGAAGCCGATCTCTTTCGTCATACCTAGAGTATTCCACGTACCCTGTAATGAGGTAAGTTCATCAGCCCATTGCTGCCACTTCTCATCAGTAATAACGTTTTCATCTAAGACGTAATAGAGATACGAATGTACTAACATCTGCATACGACGTTGCTTGATCTTCTCAGATAGAGTCTGTATATCATTTACCATAGGTTCATCAGGCTCATCAAAGAAAGCGTCAAGCGTCGACATACTTACCAAATTCCCAGTAATCCTTGCCATTCTTAGTGACAAAGAAGACTTTATACGGTGTATGGTCTAGATCGGTAGGATGATCAAGAACACTATTGTCTGCAATCATCTCATCAATGGTGAATGGCATCTTAGCCAGCTTCTCGTCGTTAGTATTGATCCAACCTTTGTTGGTGGAGATAAGATATGTGTTCATTGCTCTGCCTTTCTTTCTAGGGCTGCACGGGCTTTCGCAAGAACGGCGTTGCGCCATTTATTTGTGCTTCCCAATTTGTGCAAAAATACAGTGTTGCAAATTTCAATCACTTCCGCAGCGTCGTTCAACGCCTCACGCAGCCGCTCGATCTCTGCCGCTTGGGCTTCAATGCGGTCGATGCAGTTAGGGCACTCCCCTCTGTTGCTCATTATTCGGTGCCTCCTTCGAGAGCTTCCTTGATGGAACCGAACTTGAGGTCGAAGACCCACTCGAGGCGTTCGTAACCATAGAACTGGAGATCTTCCAGCTCACCTTCGGCATCGGCGATAATCTCAATCGCGCGATACTGATCGCAGTTGCAGAG